TGGATATATTGGGGGATTTGAAAACTTGTCTTGATGGATTATACAAGAAATGCCCAAAGAACAAGGAGGCTTGAACCTTGACAAAACTAAATGAATTACTCAATATGAAATTGAGTGAAGTCTTGGAAAAATATGTCCAAATCCACAATTTAGAATGTGGTTACTTATATGGAATAGCAGAACTTGATGATGTAGACCAATTATACTCCGAGTACAATATCAAGGAGGGGTATCCCCAAGCTTTTATGCCAGAGGAGTTAATACACCAAGAACTTGATATTTACTCCGAAGATGCAGAGGTTATGACATATGAGAAAATGGAAAATATAATGAAAAATTTAGGAATTACTAAAAAATCTATGGGTGTGGAAAAGGATGACGCATCAATTCAAAGGACATTATTTGAAGATAGTGAAATAATAGAATACTGGGGATTAAATGCTTGGGGAAAACCTATAAAAATTCCTAATTTCCAACCTTTACCCTACGATGACAATCCTCGTTTAGATGTTGAAAATGAAAAAACTAAAAGGAAAAATAAAAAGGGGAAATGATTTAATATGGATAATTCATTAATTGTTGCTCCTTGTAGTTATGAAGCCACTAAATTTGCTTGTGAAAATTTTCATTATTCCAAAAAAGTACCAAGCAGTAAATTAATAAAGTATGGTGTTTGGGAAGATGGGAAATTCATAGGAGTAATTGTTTATGGAGATTCACCCACCCCTAATATGGCATCTCCTTATGGATTAAATTATACTGAAATCTGTGAGTTAAGGAGAGTTGCTTTGACTACACATAAACATCCAGTTACACAGATTATTAGTAAAAGTTTAAAATTATTGCATAAAACTAATCCTAATTTAAAGTTAGTTATTAGTTATGCAGATAAGAATCAAAACCATTTAGGTATAATATACCAAGGGGGTAATTGGATTTATGAGGGTGAAACTAAAAAAGAAATAGTTGAAATTGTAATTAAAGGAGAAAGAATACATCGTAGAAGTGTTTATGATAGGTATGGTACAAGTAGTTTGAAATGGATTAAAGAGAATATTGATGAGGATGCTTATCCAATTAAAAGCAAAGGGAAATTTAAATACATCTATCCTTTAACTAAAACTGTTAAAAAAAATTACATTAATCGTGCCAAACCTTATCCTAAAAATATAGTTTAGATGAAATCAGGAGGGTTTAAAAAATGATTATGGAATGTTTAAACGATAAATCTTGATGAAGTAGGTTGGTTTGATAATATTGAAGAGTGAGTTGATTGAAAAGATTTAAAAACAAAGGGGAATGTGAAGATTGACAACTGATATGATGATGGGTGAGAGGGATCTTGAGGCTGAACTCAAGGAAAAGGATGAGATTATTATGAGTCTTCGCCTCAATGAACACTTACTCAATGACAAGCTTGAGATTTCTAGGAGAAATATGAGTAAGCAGTTAGAGAGGATAACTGCTCTTGAAAAAGAGAATACTGAATTAAAAAAGCAGTTGGAAGATTGTAAGGATTATAATTCAAAGTTGTATGCAGATTGTCTGCAAAAGGATAGGAAGTGGATTAAAGAGGTTAAACGATTGAATGAGGAACTTGAAGAGCTTATTAAAGAAAATGTAAAGTTAAGAGAGAGGTATATTAATGATGAGTGAGTTAACTATTGGGATTAGTTGGTTTGCATTAGGGATATCCATCTGCAATTTGTTGTGGATTTATTTACAATACAGGGGATTGTTTGATGAGTGAGAAAGAACTTGAAAGAAAAAATAATATTTTATCTATTTGTGAAAAACTTAAAGAATTAAACCTAATAACTGTTATCTACAAACATAAATATTCTATTCAAATTTTAGTTAATTGTGATGAAGATTTTAAGAAAGAGAGCATTAAAGTTAGGGATAGGATTAAAGATAATTTTGAAAAGCAAGGGTATACTGTTAGAGTTAAAGGCACATATTGGTTGGATATTATTTTTGTTGATACTGTAACAATAATAGATGAGTGTTTTAATGGAGAATAAATTATGAATGAGAAACGATTTGTATATTATGAGCATAAAGGTGCAGATTATATTTTAGATACTCCAAATACTGAATTGGATTTTATTGAAATGCTAGGAGATGCTTTGGAAACAGAAGAGATTGTAGATAAGTTGAATGAGCAAGATATGAAAATCAGACAACTTGAAAGAAGCGTCGAACGAAGAGAAGAGCAAATAAGCATCATCAAAAAACATTGCAAGGCATACTTGACAGAAGAACAATACAAAACAATCAAGGAGGCATTATCTGTTAACTGAAATGTTAAATAAAGCACATTTAGAAATGAAACTTCCTAATGGAAAACCCTTTACTATTAATGGAATAGTGACAGAGTACGAAATCAATTACTCAAGAGAATATAAAGAAACAAGAGTAACCATCAGAGAACTAGAACCATTAAACCCAATACATAAACCAGCAAGGTGCAACCTATTATTCAAAGAAGAAGTAAATGAGGATAAGAATATGTCAGTAAGAATTAAAAAACAACCAAAGGAAATCACAATAGAAGAATTACAGAAAGGCAACGAGTACGAAGAAGTAATAATCCATATCGATAAAGAGAAAAGAGAAGAAATCGAGAACAAATATGGAGTCAATTACCTTTTCAACACTAAAATTCTCCTTTCAGATGATGAAATCAAATTCAAAGAGAACTATTTAACAATAGAACGAGGTAATGTTCCCTACGAAATAATAAGTAAGATTGAGGTAGTTGAGAAATGATTTCATTATTCAGTATAGCAGTTATCATAATACTCTTTTTCCTTGTACTGTTCCTAGTAAGTCTGAAATGAGGGAGTAGTAATGAGGATTGATAAGATTAATGGCAAGTTATGGGATAATTATCTCATAACCTGCAACCAAATGAGGGATGGTATGAGGATTGACAAGGCGAATGGTCGGTTATGGGAATGGTACATAGTAACTTGCAACCATTGTGGAGCGAAGATTAAGAAACCAGTATGGTGGCTGAAACTACTATACATCTTCAAGAGAAAACTATACTTCACCTGCAATGAGTGTCACAGTACAAGTTGCTATATCAACTTTTTCCTACTGATCCACGATACCACCGATGAGCAAGAGAAATTAATGAATAAATATCCTAAATGGGATAAGAGGATAAGATGAGAGTTTGGATTGACACGAGAGAAAAACAGAGGGGTGTCAGAGCGAAGAAGTTTTACAAGAGGCATAATTTCGAGGTGGAGATTAAGCATTTGGATGTGGCAGATTATGTATTCGATGGTAAGGTTGCATTCGAGTATAAGACTGTAGCCGATTTTATGCATAGTTTGACAGATGAAAATAATTCCTTATTCGAGGAAGTTGCTAATCAAGGTTACGAGTATCGTAACAAGGGCAAGTATTCCTATATTGTTATCGTTGGTAAGCTTGTACCAACCTTGAAAAGATTAAGCAAATACAGTAGAAGTAAGAATTATGTTCAGAACAGTATTGCTCAATACAATGGTGCTATTAGGACTTTGAGGAAGATAACAAATGGGATAATCCTCTGCGATACCGAAGAGGAAGCCCTAGAAGAGATGTATCTTCAAGCAAGGTCTTGTCTTAAATTGAATAAGTATGGGGGTACTGGTAGAAGATTAAAGATTGACCGATTAACAGCAGTAGATGTGCTATTAACAAGTGTGAAGAATGTTGGTTTGAAAACCAGTAACAATATTGTCAAACAGTTAAAGATAAAGAATGTTCAAGACCTACTGGATTGTACAATAACTGACTTTGAGTCTGTTAACCGAGTCAATCTGAAGAAAGCAAGAGAAATTCATACATTTTTGCATAAGGGAGAGAAACGATAAAATGGATTTGGAAACCAAATGTTTTATTCAAGATGTACAGATAGTAGAACTGCAGGAACAGTTAACTCAATGCAGAGCAGAGAATGACAAGTTAAAGGCAAAGCTCAAAAGAGTCCAAGATGTGCTTAATGACAAGAGGGTTATTTATGAAGATTGAGTATATTGATAAGGAGGATGTCCTTAAAATACTTAAAGATAAGGTCAAGGAAACTAATAATATTCTTATGAAGTGGCAATTAAATCAAATCATTCGTAAAGTAAATGAAACACCCACTTTTTTATACGATAAAAATCCTGTGTCATCTACACTAAAAGACACAGATACCAGTAACAACACCACATTACCAAATTACTATGGGGATACGATGGACTTGCTAACTGCCTGTGAAAAAGGACTAGTACCCAAGGAGAAACTAATCCACTTCTGTGAGTTGAACATCATCAAATATGTCTTACGATACAAACAAAAAGGGGGTTGTCAAGACTTGAAAAAAGCAAGAACATATCTTGAGAAGTTGATAACCTATGAAAATCACGAGAAGTAGCAGACTAATAATAAATGAGAATAGCCTAACTGTCACCATACCACACCAATGCGAAAACTGTCATAACCTCTTCTATCCCATCGTAAACAATCAGAAATACTGTAGCCCCCATTGTAGCCACCAAGCAAGACTAGAATGGAGGCAACAAAGACACAAAAAACTGAATGGAAAAAGGATTCCAAAGAAGTGCGAGTACTGTGGAAAACGATTCATAAGCGACAGAAGTAACCGAAAATATTGTAGCCCTGAATGTTCAACTAAAGCTCATCAGGATCAGAAAAACAAGTGGTGGTTTGAGAATTACGAGGATAATCGATTACCCCTTGGAGAATCAAACCTATCAGAGCATCGGTATGAGGATTTTGAGCGAGAATTTTGGGCTGTCAGGAACGAGAAAAGAAGATTACTAGGCAGGAGATGAAAATTATGAAAGTGGAAGACCTGATAAAATCCCTACAAAAATACAATCCCAAAGCTGATATCGGAATCTCAATAGATGGATACTACGAATCGGAATTATACTTATCCTATATCTGCAAAGACACAGATGGGAAAGAACAAACCCCACAAACCACCAAGCAAGTGTGGATAGAGGGAATAGATTTCTGCAAGGATTGTGAATTCCTAGCAAGTGACTACTGCCTTGCATACAATTGCGATGCTGATGATGTGAACGAATGCTATCAATTTAAGGAGAAAGAATAGGATGAGGGATGTGGAAGTAATCGGTGGAATCGGAGAAAAAAACAGTAACAATAATACTCAATGGCAATTCCAAAACCGAATATACAATCCCCAAGGATTAAGCCCAAGCTTAACCACACTAGGCAGAGGCTACCTGATACCAGTAGAGAGAGAGAGAGTATGAAATTGAAAATACGATACCTATCACTATTTAGTGGAATAGGAGGATTCGAGTATGGATTACAGAAATCAACAAGATACAATTTTGAATGTGTAGGATATAGCGAGGTGGATAATTATGCCGAAAAAATATACCAAAAACACTATCCAAACCACCCTAAACTTGGGGATGTCACCCAAATCAACACCGAAGATTTACCACAGTTTGACTTCTTGGTTGGAGGATTCCCTTGTCAGGCATTTTCTATTGCAGGACAGAGAAGAGGGTTTGATGACTGCAGAGGAACGCTATTCTTTGAGATTGCTAGGATTCTCAAGGACAAAAGACCCCGATATTTTCTACTTGAAAATGTTCGAGGTTTATTATCTCACAACAAGGGAGAAACTTTCCAGACAATCCTTGGGGTTCTCTCCGACTTGGGGTATGATGTTAAATGGGAGATACTTAATAGCAAAAACTTTGGAGTGCCACAGCGAAGAGAGAGAGTGTTCATTAAAGGATATTCTAGAGAAAGATGTCGAGGAGAAGTATTATGTCAACGAGAACACGATGAGGAACATTATATTTCAAGAGTAGATAATAAGAAAGGTTTGGAACAAGGAAAGACAAGGATGACACAATATTATATTAAATTACGAGAAACTACAAGCAAGGGTTACAGGGAAACCTACCCCTATGATGGAGTAGAGTTAAGTAGGAAAGGATGTACTACTAGAAGAGGAGTCAGCCACGATGGGATGACTGGGTCTTTGAACACTAGCGATGGCAGTTGGGGAGTGCTTATGAATGATTATCGGATACGAAAACTGACTCCGACAGAGTGTGAACGATTGCAAGGTTTCCCTGATGGTTGGACAGAAGAGGGGTCTGATGGATCAAGGATATCCGATACACAAAGGTATAAGTGTTTGGGGAATGCAGTAACAACAAATGTTATTACTTGGATTGTGGATAACTGGGATTTCAAGGTGAATAGTAATGGAGAATGAATTTTCAATAAATAATAAAGCTTTGCATATTTATTGCCTATCTGATGCTCATTTGGGTAGTAATGTGTTCAATCGTGAGTACTGGGAGTATGCTTTATCTGTTTTTAAAAAGGATAAGCATAACAAGGTACTGTATTTGAATGGAGATTTACTGGAGGTCAGTAGCAAGAATGTAGGGGATTCAGTATTCAATCAGGAAATGGATGTGAATGAACAAATCAATCAGATGGTTGAATACCTAGAACCACACAAGCAATACATCAGAGGACTAACAAGTGGAAACCACGATAGTATGAGAACAAAGAAAGATTTCAACTTGGATACTGCCAAGGTTATTGCAGATATGTTGGATGTTCCATATAATAATAGTATTTATGATACTCTATTAGTTAATGATAGGAAACTGTCTATCTACCTTGCCCACGGTAAGGGTAGCAGTAAACTACAACATTTAGCACTAGGTAAGATACAACGAGATATGAGCTTCATAGAGGCAGATATCAATTTTATGGGGCATCTTCATAGGTGTGGAGCAATTGAGCAAGTCTATTACAAACCAAACCTTGGTTATTATCGCCGATTATTCTGCCTTACTGGACACTTCCTACGATACGAAAACAGTTATGCAAGTAATATGCTACTCTCACCAAGCCCAGAGGCATTCCTACGAGTAGAAGTAGACAAGGAATTGAATAAGAATGTAA